GCAACTGATACAAGTGGTGCTGCCCCAATAGGATTAGATAGAATTGTTTTTGATGTAGGTAATGGTACTTACGATTTCTATGGCAAAGTAAAACAACTACAAGTATATAACACAGCACTAACAGATGCACAATTAACTTCTTTGACTACATAATATGAACATATATAAATTACAATACACAGACAAAGCACAAGGAGATGCAGATTTACTTGCTAAAGGTACTTATGAAGTAGTAGAAGGAGAGCAAGTATATATCAACGGTACTCAAGCAATGGTTTACATAGGTAAAATAGTAAAGATACCTGCGACTATAGATAGCGAGGGAGAAGAGTCAGTTGCAGCTGTATATTACGATGGTGTATTTTATGATATAATGACAACTGAAGAATATGATTTTGGAGATAATGAAGTATCACCAACAAACGCACAATTTGCCCACACATTTTTAGGGAAAGCAAACAACAATATAGAAACAGAAGTAGAACAAGAATAACAATTAAAAACAATTAAATTAAATTAAATTATGGCAACAAAAGAAGAGGTGGTAGACCTTAAACCTGCAAAGATAACTGACGAACAGTTAAAGAGTATTCAGGAAGTAGTAAGTAACATAAATAGAGGTCAGATAGAATTAGGCTCTATGGAAGTTAAGAAACACAACTTGATGCATCAGATCAATGGTATTCAAGAAGAGCTAGGTAAATTACAAACTGAGCTTGAGAAAGAATATGGTACTGTAGATATTAATATCCAAGATGGAACAATAAACTACGATGTCGAAGCTAATAAGAAAGATTAGTATCGGATCAAACTATAAGAATGACGCTATGCACTATGCCGTGGGGCAAGAAGTGTATGGCGGTCATACTATCTGTGATATCATAGAGGAAGATGATAAGTTTTCTATCTACATTAAAAAGAATAAAGACGTATTGCCTTGGAAAGATTTTAATAAGAACATGGCAGTGTCTGTAGAGTATAATCTAGAATACTAATGGAAAGCGTATACAACTTTGTTGTAACGCCAAAAGGAAATAGATACAATAATACAAAAGAAGTAGACGGTGGAAAGCTTATTCTTAATACTGAGATATTTAACCATCAATATGTAAATAGAGAAGCTATTGTAGTATCTACACCTATGGTAGGACAAACAGATATAAAACCCGGTGATACAGTTATAGTCCATCACAATGTGTTTAGAAGATGGCACGATGTCAAGGGTAGAGAAAAGAACAGTAGAAGTTATTTTAACGAGTCTACTTACTTTATAGCACAAGATCAAATCTTTTTGTATAAAAGAGATGATGAGTGGAAAGCTCCAAAGGGATATTGTTTTGTTATACCTTTAAAAGCTACGGATCAATTTAATATTGAATCTGAAAAACCTTTACAAGGTATTATTAAATACTCGGATGGAACGGTAGAGGTTAACGATCTAATTGGTTTTAGACCAGGAAGTGAATATGAGTTTGTCATTAACGGCGAAAGACTATACAGAATACTATCTAATTTTATTACAATCAAATATGAACATCAAGGAAACGAAGAAGAGTATAATCCAAGCTGGGCACAAGGCAGTTGAAGAGCTGATTAAAGTTGCTAAAGAAGCTATTGTAGATTCAGATGATGACTTAACAGCAGATAGACTTAAAAACGCAGCAGCTACTAAAAAACTAGCTATATTCGATGCATTTGAAATACTTAACAGAATCCAAGAAGAAGAAAACTTACTCGAGGGAAAAACACCAGAAGAGGCAAAAGCAAAAGTATTCAAAGGATTTGCAGAAGGTAGATCTAAATAATGTACGAGCAAGATTTAGTTAAAAATATCGAGCCAGTTAAGAAAACTACTATAAGTAGACTTAACAAAGGTAAGAAGTGGAAATACGGGTACGACAAAGACCATGATATTATAGTGTTATCACATAGTGGTCAGATTGGTGAGATTATAGAGATACAGAATTTAGCTATAGCATTACCAAAGGTACCGAAGAGTGTGTATAGCAACGAAAAAAATAAGTGGGTTAGGTTTGAACAACCTAAAGAACTTGAGCGTTTAAAGAATATATTTGACTGGAGAGCATATCCTGACGATCAGAAAGACCAGTGGCACGATTATATAGACGAAGAGTTCAAACGTAGAGAAGAAGGTTTCTGGTTTAATAACAATGGAAAACCAACGTGGATACCAGGAACTCACTATATGTACCTGCAATGGAGTAAGATAGATGTAGGTGCACCAGATTTTAGAGAGGCAAACAGATTGTTCTTTATATTCTGGGAAGCTTGTAAAGCAGATAAAAGATGTTATGGTATGTGTTACCTAAAGAACAGAAGATCAGGTTTTTCGTTCATGTCATCTGCAGAAACAGTTAACTTAGCCACTCTTGCAAGTGATAGTAGATATGGTATACTATCTAAAACAGGTGCTGATGCAAAGAAAATGTTTACAGACAAAGTAGTACCAATATCAATTAACTATCCATTTTTCTTCAAACCAGTTCAAGATGGTATGGATAGACCAAAAACAGAGTTAGCATATAGAGTGCCTGCTAGTAAGTTTACAAGAAAGAAAATAACAGCTAATGAAAAGCTGGAAGACATACAAGGATTAGATACAACAATAGATTGGAAAAACACAGGTGACAATAGCTATGATGGTGAAAAGCTAGCGTTATTAGTACATGATGAAAGTGGTAAGTGGGAAAGGCCTGATAATATATTAAATAACTGGCGTGTTACAAAAACATGTTTAAGATTAGGTAGTAGAATTATAGGTAAGTGTATGATGGGTTCAACATCAAACGCTTTAGATAAAGGAGGCGATAACTTTAAAAAATTATACAATGCATCAGATGTCACTAGAAGAAATAGAAACGGTCAAACAAAATCTGGTTTATACTCTTTGTTTATCCCAATGGAATGGAACTACGAAGGATTTATTGATGAGCACGGAATTCCAGTTTTCACTACTCCTGATATCGACGTGTTCGCCCCAGACGGTGAATTAATAGATGTAGGTGTAATAGATAACTGGCAAAACGAGGTAGATGGTTTAAAAGATGATCAAGATGCTTTAAATGAATTCTACCGCCAGTTTCCAAGAACTACAGAGCACGCGTTTAGAGATGAGACTAAGAATAGTATATTTAACTTAGTTAAATTATACGAACAAATAGATTACAACGAGGAAATGTCTAGAACACTAGGTATAACTAAAGGTAATTTTCAATGGGTTAACGGTGTAAAAGATTCACAAGTAATATTCTATCCAGATCCAAAGGGTAGGTTTAAAGTAAGCTGGACGCCCCCGTCACAAATACAGAACAGAGTAATACTTAAAAATGGTATTAAATATCCTGGCAACGAACATATGGGTGCTTTTGGTTGTGATAGCTACGATATATCAGGTACGGTAGATGGAGTTGGATCAAAAGGAGCTTTACACGGTTTAACTAGGTTTAGTATGGAAGATGCTCCAGCGAACAGTTTCTTTTTAGAATACTTATCAAGACCACCAACAGCCGAGATGTTCTTTGAGGACGTTCTAATGGCTTTAGTATTTTACGGGATGCCTATACTCGCAGAGAACAATAAACCTCGTCTCTTGTACTACCTGAGACGTAGAGGATATAGAGGGTTTAGTATGAATAGACCTGATAAGATATGGAACAAATTATCTGTTGCAGAAAAAGAAGTAGGTGGTATACCTAACTCTAGCGAAGATATAAAACAAGCACACGCCGCTGCGATTGAGATGTATATACAAGATCATGTAGGTGTGAAGCAAGACGGAACGTTTGGAGATTTATACTTTAATGATCTTTTAAACGACTGGAGTAGGTTTGATATAAACAAAAGAACAAAGTTTGATGCATCTATAAGTTCTGGTTTGGCTATAATGGCAAACAACAGACATTTATACGCGCCAAATGCAAAGGTTGAAAAACAACCGTTAAATATAAACATTTCCAAGTATAGTAATACTGGAACAAATTCACAAATAATCAAATAATAAATATGGCAGAGTCTGGCATTAGAAGTTATTTCCCGAGTCAAACAGTTAGCGATGCTGAAAAGCTAAGCTATGACTATGGTTTGAAGGTAGGTAAAGCAATAGAACAAGAGTGGTTTAATAGCGATAGAGGTTCTAATAGATATAAAGGTAATCAAAATAATTTTCATAACTTAAGGCTATACGCGAGGGGTGAACAATCAATACAAAAATATAAGGATGAGTTGTCTATAAACGGTGATTTGTCTTATTTAAATTTAGACTGGAAACCCGTGCCTATTATATCTAAGTTTGTAGATATAGTTGTTAATGGCATTGCTGAAAGGACTTATGATATAAAAGCATACTCTCAAGACTCGTATGGTATGAAGGAAAGAACAGACTATATGGAGGCTGTAATGAGTGATATGGAGTTTCGAGAGTTTGATCAGTTTGCAGCAGAAAACTTTGGCGTAGATACTAAAAAAAGTAAAGAGAAATCACTACCAGACACAACAGAAGAGCTTCAGTTGCATATGCAGTTAACATACAAGCAATCTGTTGAAATAGCTGAGGAGCAAGCTTTGAAAGTTTTGATGGAAGGTAGTAATTACGAATTAATAAAAAAAAGGTTTTATTATGATCTTACTGTTTTAGGTATAGGTTCTGTAAAAACTTCATTTAACACCTCTGAGGGTGTTGTTGTGGACTATGTTGATCCAGCTAACTTAGTTTACTCTTATACTGAGTCTCCGTATTTTGATGATATATATTATGTTGGTGAGGCTAAAACTATACCTGTTAATGAGTTAGCAAAGCAATTTCCACATTTAACAGAAAGTGATCTAGAGGATATAATGAAAAACAAATCTAATAATAGATCTAATTTCAACTCAAGACACAGCGAAGATAAAGAAGATAACAATACCGTTCAAGTTTTATATTTTAATTATAAAACTTACATGAACGAGGTTTACAAAGTCAAAGAAACAGCGACTGGTGCTGATAAAATAATACCTAAAGATGATTCATTTAACCCACCACAAGAAAAAGAAGGTGGTTATGCTAGAATGCTAAGGTCTATTGAGTGTCTTTACGATGGTGCGATGATATTAGGCACTAGTAAGATGCTTAGGTGGGAAATAGCTAAAAACATGATGCGACCTAAAAGTGATTACACTAAGGTTAAGATGAACTACTCTATAGTTGCACCTAGAATGTATAATGGTAAGATAGACTCTCTAGTTAAACGTATAACTGGTTTTGCAGATATGATTCAGTTAACACATTTAAAACTACAACAGGTTATGGCTAGAATGGTACCGGATGGTGTTTATTTAGATGCTGACGGTTTAGCTGAGGTAGATTTAGGTAACGGTACAAACTACAACCCACAAGAAGCTTTAAACATGTTCTTTCAAACTGGATCCGTTATAGGAAGAAGCTTCACGTCAGAAGGTGACATGAATCCAGGTAAAGTGCCTATTCAAGAAATTACATCAGGTAGTGGTGGAAACAAAATGCAGGCTCTTATTGGTAATTACAATTACTATTTGCAAATGATAAGAGACACGACAGGTTTGAATGAAGCTAGAGACGGAAGTATGCCAGATAAAAATGCTTTAGTAGGTGTTCAAAAATTAGCAGCAGCAAACTCAAACACCGCGACTAGACACATATTACAAGCAGGATTATTTTTAACAGCTGAAACCGCAGAGTGTTTATCTCTTAGAATATCTGATATTATAGAGTACTCTCCAACTAAAGACGCTTTCATACAAGCTATAGGAGTGCACAATATGGCCACGCTAGAAGAGATATCTAAGTTGCACTTGTATGATTTTGGTATTTTTATATCTTTACAGCCGGATGAAGAGGAGAAAGCTATTTTGGAAAATAATATACAAATGGCTTTACAGCAAAACAGTATAGACCTAGAAGATGCTATTGACCTTAGGGAAATACAGAATATAAAGCTAGCAAATCAACTACTTAAAATACGTAGAAAAAAGAAAGAAGAGAAAGATAGGCAGTTGCAAATGGAGAATATTCAAGCCCAAACTCAATCAAATGCCCAAGCGGCACAAGCATCCGCTCAAGCTGAAATACAAAAAGAACAAGTTTTAAATCAAGGAAAAGCACAGTTCGAACAAATGAAAGCTCAGATTGAAGCTCAAAAAATGCAACAAGAAGTGATGCACAAAAAAGAGTTAATGGCTTTAGAGTTTCAATATAATATGCAACTTAAAGGAGTTGAGGTTGATGGCATGAAAAACAGGGAAAAAGAAAAAGAAGATCGTAAAGACGAAAGAACAAAAATACAAGCATCTCAACAAAGCGAGATGATTGACCAAAGAAATAGTGGAAAACCACCTAAAAACTTTGAGTCCGCAGGTAATGATATACTAGGTGGAGGATTTGATTTAGGTTCGTTTGACCCTAGTTAGAATTTATTAATTATTATTATATTATATTATGGAAGAAGAAAAAGAAAACGTAGTCGAAGAGACTACACCAAAAAATAATCAAGGTGATCCAGGTGACGAGAACGTGGTGAAAGTTGATAACAGTAAATTTGAATCTGCTGGAGACGACAGCGTAATGAAGGTAGATTTAAGTAAACCCCCAACACCAAAAGAAGATGAAGTTAAAGAAGATAACGCTGACGACAGCGGAGTGGTTGCAGAGTCTGAAAATGCCGAGCCCACACAAGAACAAGAAGAAGTACAACCGGAAGCTGAAACACAAGAAACTCCAGTGTTAGAAGAAATTACTGAAGAAGAAGTTGAAGAGGTTGAAGAACAGGTTGAAGAAGCTATAGCAGAAGCTGAAGCTACTGGAAAACCATTACCAGAGAATATTCAAAAGTTAATGGACTTTATGGAGGAAACTGGTGGGGATTTAAACGACTACGTTCAGTTAAATAAAGATTACAGTAAGTTAGATAATG